AATAAAAAATTTTTAAACACTAAAGGTACTCTATCTGGTGACGCTTTAGTATCAAAAAAAGAAAGAGATAACCCTTGTTACGGGTTAAAAGTTAATACAGAAGTTTCATATACATCAAAAAGGGGCGAAAAATCTGTACATGTTGTTACACAATTATTAGACAATGGGTTGGTTCAGATAAAGAAAAAAGATAGTAATGACGCTCCATTTGCAATAAATTGTTCAAAAGTAGAAAAAATAAATGAAAATATTATGAAAAATAATACAATATTAATAGAAGGTAAATTTATAAAGGACAAAAGAACTTTAGAGTATTTAACCAAAAAAAGTAGTGTAGATAAAATTAAGAAATTTGAAGAGCTTTTAACTCGTCTAGAAATTATCCGAAATAAAGTTAAAAAAATGGGTAATACAGACGATAAGGTTATTAATAATTTTGTGAAAAAAATGAAATCAAACCCTTTGATAGCCACAGATTTTGTTAAAATGTTCAACGTACCATCAGATAACCCAAAAGGCGTTCAATCATTGAAAGGCTTTATTGATGAATTATTTAATGTTATTTACTCTGGTAAAAACAAAAAACTAGTTGGTATGGTTGACAAGATGGCCACTTTAGGTGGTGGTAACATTAATAAAATGGAGGAATCTTATATCTACGAAGAAAAAGGGTATAATGCCGATGAACCAAATAAATCATTTTTAAAAGATGCACAAGATAGGGGTTCTTTCAAAAAGCATTTAAATAATTTTATTTTTGAACTTATGAACATGTTCCAATACATGCATAAATTGAAAAAAGAAGGTAAACTTTCTGGTGGTGGTACTACAGAGAAGAAAGGTAAACCAAAAGAAGAAAACCCTGCAACACAAGAAGAATCAGTTAAAAAAAGAAATCCTTTATTAACAGAAGAGGTTAATAAGATTAAATCTTTAATGTTTAAAATAAGTTAATAAAAAATTAAACATCATTAAAATGGGTTTGGGTTTTCCAGACCCATTTTTTATTACCACAATCGTAGATTCTAGGGATACCCCTTTCTTGCATTATTTGATGTTCAGTTTTATCTTTATCATACCCTTCAGCAACTAAAACATCTTTTCTAAAATTATATCTATGGTATCTAATTCCGTTTATAACATAAAAATAAGACGGTTTCGAATACCCCTCATACTCAAACCCCAATACTTTATACATATTACCGTTAAAAAGTCTGTTATCAGAAAAAGATAATATTTTTTTAGGGTCATACGTTTTTATAAAAGATTTAAATAACCTAGAAGCCCCGCCTAAAACATTGTAATTTAATTTATTACAGAATCTTATTAACTCCCATTCACCTTCAACATGTTTAGATCCTAAAGATTTTCTAAGCCTGCCAAACGTCATCAAAGATACTAATTCATCGTTATAGTATAAACCTAACTTAACAGAAGAGTTAACCTTTCCTTGGATATGGTTTTTATTTAAAAAATCATTATGCTCTTTATTACCTACCACTTTTATTTCACATTTTCTGGCGTATATTACATTTTTACCGTTAATCCCCAGCCTATTTTTTATTAAAGAGGTTATAATATCTTTTTTAACCTCCCACTCATCTTGGAATATTTGTATTAAGTCAACATTTTTAGATTTACAATTTAAATACTTTTTTAAATGGTACTCTTTCTCAACAAAAAATTCATTATGCCAATAAACCCCATTGAATTCTATTGCCAGTTTTTTATCTGGGATAAATATATCTAACTCTTTTGGCGAGATTAAACTTCTATCGTTAAGCAAACAATTACCGTTAGTTATTTCTGCTACTAATTTTTGTAATTCTTTTTCCTGGATAGAAGTCGATTCACCTATTGGGTTACACAATGTACAAGGATTAACATTAGCTAATACACGATATCTAAAACTATTACGGTGAATATCATAATTTTTATTACATACCTGGCAAATAATATTTAAGGTGTCACCTGTGTATGTTATAAAATCAAATTTATCATATTTTTCGATAAAATATTTTCTTCTAGTATCATGCGTTTTACCCAAGACCTCTGAGGTTGATAAAATTGTAGATTTTCCGTATTTCTCGATATTGGTTAGTTTTTTCCTTTCGGTAACACCTTCAACTTTGGAAACATGATTAACACCGTATTTTTGTAAAAAACCTTTTTCAACTAAATCGATTCTATTATAAGTGTTCTCAACACCATATTTTTGTAAATTAGTTTTTTCTATTTTGTTTTTAACAGACTGAGAATTTATTGGTGCGTTACCGCCGTATTTTTTATTATTAGTGTTTTTTACATTTTGAATATGATCTTTATTTTTATTGGTACAAATTAAAGAACAATACTTCCCATACCCTTCTTTTAAACTTCTTTTGAAATTTAAATTTTTATTACATTCTGCACATTTTGGTATTTCGATATATTTATTAATAAAGTGCCAAACTTGTTGTTGAAAAGGTAAATAGTTTAATGAATTTTTTTCAATAAAAATTTTAACCTCTTCATAAATTTTTGGTTCTTTTTTGGATAATTTTTTTTCGTTGGTTTTCCAACCAGATTTATTATCCATAAAAAATAAAAAATATTCGTTTATCATATATTTATAAGTATGAAATTAAGTATAATAATAAAAAATTAAAAAACAATAGAAAATGGCAGATTTATTGATGAGGATGCCCATTCCTTACGAACCAAAAAAACAAAACCGATTTATTTTAAGATTTCCATCTCCGCTTGGGATCCAGGAGTGGTATGTAAAATCAGCTTCTAGACCTAAATACACATCGGAAGAAACTGAAATTCAATTCCTTAACACCTCTACCTTTGTGGTTGGTAGGTTTAAATGGGAAACTATCAGTGTAACTTTCCGTGACCCGATTGGTCCTTCGGCTACCCAAGCTCTTATGGAGTGGGTACGTTTACATTCAGAATCAGTGACGGGCAGACAAGGTTATGCTGCTGGTTACAAGAAAGACATTGAATTAGAAATGTTAGACCCAACGGGTGTTGTAATCGAAAAATGGATTCTTCAGGGAACCATGTTGAACGATGTTGACTTCGGTTCTTTAGATTATAGTACATCTGAAATTGCTGAAATCACTGCAACGCTCCGTTTTGACAGAGCTATTAGTGTGTTCTGATTTATTTCTCTATCAAATACAAACTTTGTTTTCTCTGTATATATTTATTTTTCTTAAATAAGTACATACTTGACAACCAACGAAAAGTCCGTATATTTATTAATAAATAAATGTATGGACTTTTCTTTTTTTACAACAGATAATAAATCTGGTCACAAAACCAAAGAGGCGTGGTTTGCAAAAAATTACCCTCAAGAATACGTTGATATAATATCGTATTGTCAACAGTATTTAAAACCAGATTCTTCTTTTAAAGAAAAAATATGGTTTTATTTCAATAATCTAACACAAAAACCAAAATGTCAGTCTTGTAATACTGAAGTTAAATTTTCGGAAAGATTTGACCGTGGATACAATCAGTTTTGTTCTTTAGAATGTGCAAATAACAGTGGGTTATTGATTAATAAAATCAAAGAATCTAACTTAAAAAACCATAATGTGGAGTTTTACACCCAACACAAAGACTTCATTAAAAAACGTGATAAAACCAAAATTGAGTGTTATGGTGATAAAAACTATAACAATACTGAAAAAATGTTACAAACAAAATTAAAATTATATGGGAGTAAAATGTATAATAATTTTGAAAAGTATAAAGAAACTTGTAATATAAAATATGGGGTTGATAACTTTGCTAAATCGGATAGTTATAAAAATTTATTAAGCAATAAGGTTATTGAACGATACCCAGAGTTAGAAATCCAAAAAATTACCACCGATTTATCTATGCTCGATATTAAATGTAATAAATGTGACGATGTGTATTCTATAACACAAAATTTATTACGAGAAAGGAAAAAACATAATTACGTTCTATGCACAAAATGTAACCCAATTGGCATGAGTTTTTCGTCGTCGCATGAAGATTCACTATGTTCTATATTAGATGATTGGGGTATCGAATATGAAAGACACAATAGAATACCAAATTCTTCTCTTGAAATTGATATTTATATCCCATCAATAAAAACAGCTATTGAGTTTGACGGAATTTATTGGCATAATGAATTATATGTGGCAAATGATTACCATTTAGTAAAAACTAATTTATGTAAAAAATCTAATATTGATTTAATCCATATTTTCGAAGATGAATGGTTGTTTAAACAAGAGATTGTTTTATCCATATTAAAAAATAAACTTAAACTAATTTCAACTAAAATATATTCCAGAAACTGTGAAATAAAAAAAGTCACACCTAATGAAAGTAAACTTTTTTTATCTGAAAACCATATACAGGGAAATGTGTCTTCTACTGTTAAACTTGGATTGTACTATAAAGACGAATTAGTTTCTTTGATGACTTTTGGAAAAAGAAATGGTGTTGGTAATAATATCGATTGGGAACTAATTAGATTTTGTAATAAGAAAAATACGATTGTGGTGGGAGCGGCCTCCAGATTATTTAGTTTTTTTACCAAAAATTTTAGGGTTAAAAAAATTATATCATACTCAGATAACCGTTGGTTTAACGGTGGTGTTTACACAAAATTAGGGTTTGAAAATTGTGGGTCAACAAAACCAAATTATTGGTATATCCATAACGGTATTAGATACCATAGGTTAAATTTCAAAAAATCTGAGTTAATTAAACAAGGCTTTGATGTTAAACAAACCGAAAAAGAAATAATGTTTAATCGTAAAATATATCGAATATATGATTGTGGTCATATAAGATGGCAATTTTCCAATTATTAGAATATTTATTATTATGATTAAAAAACTTATTAAAGAACAATTAATTCTGGAAAGAAGAATTGCACAATTAAAAGCTAATATTTTTATTAATTTTAATTTACGACACGATCCAAGTGAACATTCCAAAAAAAGACAATGGCGTCACGTTGCAGAAAAAGGTGTTGTTATTCATGATGTCGACATTCTTAATTTGGTTAAAAAGGTTTTGGATGATATTGCTTTTAAAATTGCTGTCGATGAGATTAAGGATAAGGTTAGATTTATTATTTCCGACACCAAATACCCTTATTTAAATATTGTTATTGAGCCCGAAATGGTTGACCCTTATCAATGGATATTAAATATTGTTACCGTAATGAATAAAAAAGATTTTGAAATTGGTCGTGATCAATTGCAATTGTTTGGCAATTAAAAAACCCACCAGTATTCTGACCGATGGGTTTTTTATTTTTCATCTTTAATATCTGTTAAAGATTGTGGATTTTCACCATGTTGTTTCGTCACATTACGTCGATTAAGCTTAAGGGATTAACCGATTCAACCCTGTGTTTTAATTTTGTGATACAAATATACTTTTAAATATATGATTGGCAAAATAATTTTTTAAAAATTATGCATATTTATTAATAAATATTTTAATGAAAAAAATTATTAAATTAACGGAAAACGACATCCAAAAATTGGTTGTTAAAATCATAAAGGAAGATGTTGGTGACGAATTTTCTTGGGTAAATGATTTGGATGTCAGTAGAGGTGAAAAACAGTTTAAAAAAAGTTGGCGTAGAATTGAAAGTGAATGGAGTGTTGACATGGATGATACTTTTGAATTGTTGGTCGATAACGGTATTACAAAATTAGATATTTTAAACGATATTGCTGATGAATTATATAGCCAATTTAATGTAGCTTGGGATCTGGGTCGTGATTATGGTTCTAGCAATGATTGTTCTTGTGATGGTTGTTGTGATGATTATATTTGGGAAGAAGACCATAGAGAACGAGTTAACGATGCGAGGCAAGAAGGTTATGATGAAGGTCGTGATTCCAGAGATGGTGAGGTTGAAGATCTAGAAGAAGAAGTGGCAGACCTAAAAGAAAAATTAAGTGATAGAGATACTGAGGTTGAAGAAATGGAAGAAGAAATAGCTGATTTAAAAGAAAAATTAAGTAAGTTACTCACAGGAGGAAAGGAGGAATAATGAATCTTAAACATATTATTTTAGAAACCATATTAAATGAGAGTCACTTAGAGAATATTATAAAAAAATACTCTAAATATGAAGTCCCAGAAGTTGCCATAAGAGATTTATCCATGGCAGATCCTTCTGGTAATAATGGATATTTGGAATGGATGATTATTGAAGCTAATGAATTAGGTGGGTTTGATGTTGAAAGCTTAGAAGCCGTAGTTTCAGCTGCCGAATGTTTCCATAAAAATCTTAAACATATTAACAGATTTGTTGTTCGTGATGTCTTAGAATCGTTAAGAGATGTTCCAGATGAGATATATTATAAAATTTTAAAGTCACCAAGAAATATTAATGTATACACTTTGTATGCGGTTGAAGAATTATGTTTTCATATTAAAAACAAAAAAGATTTTTCTAGTGGTTACGGTGGTTACGGCACTTATGGTGGTTACGGCACTTATGATAACACAATAGACACTAAATCTTATACTCCAGAAGAGTTAGAAGAGATGTTAACTAGAAACGTCAAAAAAGGTGGCACATTAATCATACACCCAGATGATAGAACTACTGACTTTTTAAAAGCATCTTATGCCGGTTTAAACGCAACAGTTTTAACAACTAAAGAAGATATGTATAATTTAAAGGAAACCGTGAAAAATCACCGAAGAATTATAATGATGGGTCATGGGTCACCAGGTGGTTTAATGTTAAGTATGATTGGTGGTGTTAATGGTGTTGAGTTAAACGATAATGGTCAATATGTTAAATATAATAATTACTCCATTGGTTATGACTTTTTAAATATTTTAAAAACAAAACCGATTGTGGCTGTTTGGTGTAATGCAGATAAATTTGTTGTACCACATGATTTACATGGTTTTTATACTGGTATGGTAATATCAGAATTATGTGAAGCAAATTATTGTCAAGTACATGGTTGTGATGATGTACAATTACAATATTCAAATACTTTATTCACTAAAGCCTTAAAAGCAGCACTACCTATAGAATCACCGAATTCTGTTGATGTTTTTAAAAACATCTATAACGGTGATAATAACCAAATAATAGATTATAACAAACAAAGAATATACTACAGATAATGAAAGAACAATTAATGATTAACTTTATAACTCTACAAGAACAATTTAGAGTTTTACATTGGCAAACAAAATCATATGCAAGACATAACGCTTACGGCGGTATTTATGATGCATTAAACGGCCTTATTGACGGCTTTATTGAAGTTTACATGGGTAAATATGGCCGTGTTGAATTTGCTTCAGGTGAAGGAACCATTGTTTTAAAAAATACCAATGACTTGGGATTAAACGAATTTTTAAATCAAAATTTAGAATTTTTAATGTCTTTAAGTAATTCTTTAGACCCACAAAAAGATACCGATTTGTTAAATATTCGTGATGAAATGCTTGGAGAAATAAATAAGTTAAAATATCTTTTAACTTTAAAATGAAAAACTTAATTAAAAAAATATTAAAAGAAGAATTTGACCCTGAAAATTTTGAATGGGTTCAACAGAATGTTAAACAATTTACCCCTGCTGAAGAATTTTTATATGATCTAATGTCCAGTTTAAAGATGGTAGAATCAGAATCAGAAAAATCGAAAAATTGGATGGTGTACAAGAATGAAAATGGGGAAAATTTAATGGCAGATGATATCAATACCGGTACCAAAAACCCTAGTTTATATGTTGATTATGACAGAATCTGGGTAAAATTAAGAGGTTATGGTTTAAAAACGGAAGATATTAAGGCTTTATGCTTACGTATGTTGGAGATGACCCATAAACGAAAGGTATTGACAACTGATGATTTATAATTGGCGAGTGAATAAACGCTGGAAATGACACATAAACGAAAGGTATTGACATCCGATAATCGGCAATCCAGCGAGTACCGTATGCTGGAAATGACCCATAAACGAAGGGTGTTAATGGCTTTATCTTAAAAATTAAATTACCGTATTTTATATAATACAAAAAAGGGACCTAGAGTCCCTTTTTTTAATCGTTATATCCGTAATCTAACTTTTTTCTCTGGTTATAACCTTCATTTAAAATTTGATATTTGCTTTCTTTTTTGTTACCATATTTTTTCTCACCCAAAGTTTCAACCAGTTTTAATCCCAATTGGAATCCGTTTTCAACATCTTTGATTGAAACATATTCATTTGCTGTATGATATTGGTAATATCCTGCCGCAAGATTCAAACAAGCAATTTCAAACTGTTCAACGATTTGCCATGCGTCGGTATAAGGATGGTATGCCCAATCATTAATACCGTGTTCTTTAATTAACCCAGTTACTTTGTTAGCAAACTCCGATTTTTGATTAAAAAGATATCTACCCATTAAAGTCAAACTCATTGAATCACCCTCTGGCGAATCATACTGAATGGCGTAACCAACGTTTTTAAAAAACTCAGGGTCAGCGTACATACTACCTCTACACCCAATTTCTTCAGATACAAAGAAAGCTGCTTTAACATTTGGTAATGTGTCTAACATTTCAAGTGCCAAGAAAATACCACATTTATCATCGCCACCAATACCAGTTGCTTTTCCGTTAGAACTATCAACACCTTTAAGAATGGTTTCTCCCTTATGGTAACTTTCAACAACGGTTAAATTTAAATTAACTTTGTGAACGGTATCGGTGTGGGCAATAAAACAAGGGTAACTTTCTGTTTGACCTTTAGTAACGTAAACATTACCGTGTACATCTGTGTAATGGCCATAACCTTTTTCGGTTAAAACTTTTTGGAGGTATTCAATCATTAACTTTTCATCTTGTGAGTATGTTGGTATTGAAAGAACTTCTTTTAATCGGTTAAGTTTTTCTTCTGTTGTTTTCATTTTGTATAAATTTTAGTATACAAATATAAGAAAGTTTTTTGATTTGGCAAATTTTTTTATTGAAAACTAAATATTTATTAAAAAAGATTTCATTATGAGAAACATAATCCATAAAATATTATTACAAGAAGCCTTAAAACCATCCCAATTTAGAAAATATGTTAAAGCTTTTAATCGTGAAAGATATACCGATATTTTTAAAAAATTAGGTGATGAATATGAACATGATAAAAATTATTATCGTATTTACATACCACTAGGAAAAGAAGAAAAATCTGGCCCTGTTTCTAATGTTGAAAAAGAAGTTACTGATTTTTTAACTCAAAATGGATATCAAGTTTTGGATTATATTAAAGGTATTGCTAAATTTGGTGAGTCTAAAAACACAACCTCGATCGGTAAAGTTTTAACTAGATTAAAAGCTGATGATTTAATGAAAAAGTTTGTTTCCGATGAAGCAAGAAAAGCTTTAACCTCTGATATCGATAATTTAATGGTTGTTATTTCTCGTCATCCTTATGATATTGCGGGTTCTGATACCGATAGAAATTGGACTAACTGTATGACAATGGGTCATACTAGTTCTAAAAGAGTTGAGGTGTTATTTAACCAAATGAACACCTTAAATAATAAATTAAGTTCTTTACAAAAAGAAGACCCAAATTATGTTAATATTTTAAAAAAAATAAAAAACTTAAAATCTGAAATTGAAGATAGAAAAGAAGAGGGTGAAAATGTTAAATATTTAATCCATGAAGTTAAAGAAGGTTCTTTAATTTCTTATTTAATTAATAAAAATGATAAAAATATCAATAATCCTTTAGCTGTTTTAAATATTAAACCATATATAAATGAAAAAAATCCTGATGATTTTGTTTTGGTACCTAGTAATAGCATGTATGGAAATGGTAGGCCTGAATTTAAATCTACGGTATATTCTATTTTAGAAAAAATTAACGGGGATGCTACAGGTTTTTATTGTATAAACCCAAAAACATACGGAGACTCAGGTTTAGAAAGAATCTATGTACCCACCAAGAAACAAAAAGAAGAAAGGTACAAATTTTTATATGATTTAATGTCCAGTTTAAGGATGGTAGAATCAAAAAAACACTCAGGATGGATGCTTTATAAGAATGAAATGGGTGAAACTTTAATGGCGGATGACATTAACAAAGGTGGAAAAGTTCCTCTTTTATGGATAGATCATCAACAAATTTGGTTAAAATTAAACGAAGATTATGGTTTAAGTTATGAAGAAGCCATGGCTTTATGCGTGTATATGCTGGAGATAACCCATAAAAGAAATGTGTTAACAACATATAAAACGACATCTTTTAAGAAACTTAACTGGGATAAAGCAAGTCTTTAGGCCATAGGCTTTTGTGATAAATTAAAATTATGCATTTAATTCCGAAACAATCCAAACCTTATCTGACGCCCTGGTTATTGCTGTATATAACGATTGTGATTTCTCAACTTCATTTATCATTGAAACCGATAAAATATCGTCTTCAACAACAATAACGTATTTATATGTCGACCCTTGGCTTTTATGTGATGTTATTGCATAACCAAAATCTAAATTTGCGAACCTTCTTTTGGAATCCCAAGCTTTTTTTAATTGTCGGTTTCTTTCTTTTCCAAAGGGTAGATTTTTTGCGGCTTTAAAAAGGTCTGAAATATGTTTATTATAAACCTCTAAACTTGTTTTTGATAAAACATCCACGGTCCAAAAACTTTCATTATCGGTAACGTCTAATTTATAACCATCCCATTTTGCATTAAACTTTTCTTTTTTGATGCCAACAATTGTAACTTCGGTTGCGTTTTCCACCATAATTTCATCACCTTCACTGTAGTTATCATTAAAAATAAGAACATCACCTATTTCAAATTCTTTTGGTTCTCCATATATAATAGTTCTAATATACCAATTAATTGCTTCTCTGGTTTTGTTTTTATAAACAATAACTTTAATTAAATCTTGATTCTGAACTTCTTTTAACTTTAAAAAGTGTTCTTTATTTTCAATAATTGTTTTTTCTAAATTGGTTGTAAAAATAATTTCAGAAGTGTTTTTTCGGATTTCTAAAGGAACTGGGTCTTCTTCAGGTTCTGTATTTAAAACGGAATTATTCCAGTAATAATCTGAATAAGGTAATATGGAACTATTTTCTGTTTGTCGAACCCTTTTGGTTAACTTATATTTGTTTTTTGTTTTAAATGTTGAGCTAGGTTTTCCACTATTTTCATCATCAACTTCTCTAATTGGTGGTAACTGTCCAATATCCCCTAAGAAAATAACTTTCGCTGATTTCTTTTTTTCCGACATTATTAAAGCCAAACCTTCTTCGTTAATCATAGAAGCTTCGTCGACAACAATAACATCTACCATTTTAATGGTTGGTTTTTTCTTGCCGTATATTTTAACGAATTTACCCGTTTCCAAATCAAACGTCATACCTAACATGGAAGCAACACTAGAAGCATAAAGACCCCTAAGTTCTGCTTCATCAAAGTTTTCTTTGATTTTTCCTAATATAACTTTTTTTGCTTTATGTGAAAGGGCTGAAAGTATAATTCTTTTTTTAGAAAGAAAAGGTTTTAAACATTCGGTAACCACTGTTGTTTTTCCAACCCCAGCTTTTCCTTCTAACATAAACCATTCATCAGAACTTCCTTTTTTTATAAATTCTGTTATTTGATTAACCGCTAACTGTTGTTCAGGGTTAAGTACTATCTTAGGTTTTAATATTTCAGTCTCCATTAAACTTTTTTTTAAATATAGTAAAAAAAAATCAAAAAATAACTATTTATTTTTATAAACTTTACTATTAAAGCATAAAGTTTAAAGTTAGTTACAAATAATAAGTATATTAAAAAAGTTTTAAAATGTCAAAACAACAAACCCAAGAGTTTCAAATTCAAGTTCCATTCGATGTTATTCCATTACCTTCAAAAGGGCTTTTATACCCAGGTCAAAATGGTATGGTAAAAGTTGAGTATCTTACCGCAATGGACGAAAACATCCTAACCTCCCAAAATTTAATTAAAAGTGGGAAGGTTTTAGAATATCTTTTAGAAAGAAAAATTAAAGAATCCCCAGTTCCAATGGAAGACCTTTTGGTGGGTGATAGAAATGCCATCATGATTTGGTTGAGAGCCACAGGTTACGGTGAAATGTACCCAGTTAAGTTAACCGACCCAGGTAGTGGTGTTGAATTTGATTATGAGATCAATTTAAGTGAACTTAAAAATAAAGAACTCCCTGATGGTGTTGAACCAGACGAAAGAGGTGAATTTTCTTTTGAACTTCCAAAAAGTAAACTGAAAATTAAATTTAAACTTTTAACCGTTGGTGATGAAAAGTCGATTATGTCTCGTGCTGAAAAATACGAAAAAGCAACTAAATCACAAGTTTCCAATATGTTAACTTATAGGTTACAAGCACAAATTAAAGAAATTGATGGTAACCGTGATATTAACTACATTCAACAATACGTTAATGTGATGCCAGCTTTTGATTCTCTTAAATTTAGAGAATACTCAGATTCGATTGAACCAGGTATAGACATGTCGGTGGAAGTGGAGGGGCCGACAGGTACCTTTCAAGCTCCAGTTGCCATCGGACTCAACTTTTTTTGGCCTAACGTTAGAATATAGTATCGCCCTTAGGAGGGAGATTTATTATATGGTTAAACATATGAGATTTTCTTATGAAGCTGTTTTAGCAATACCAGTTTGGGAACGTCGGGTTTATTTGGATCTATGGCAAAAAGAACTAGAGGAACAAAAACAAGAATACGATAAGGTTAAATCAAAAAGTAAAAAATAAAAATGGGGTTAATAACCCCATTTTTTGTTTACACGATATTTATAATAAAAACCATTTTCATGGATATTAAAAAAATAATAAAACAAGAATTAAAAGAGGCGACATTGTCCGACCCTAGAAGTAGGGGTACAAAAGTTAAAGACGCCCTAATGGACCCTTATGGTAAGTTTGGTGGTTCTGAAGCCGAAATAACTGGTGATAAGGGTGCGGCAAACATTGCGGCAGGTGAAGATGCTTTAGACAGAGTTAAGGGTAGATTACAAAAATTAGGTGTATACGCCATTCCAGAATTAGATGGCATCATGACCACTGAACAGTTAGCTATAGAACCTTTTGAATTTGATTTTGTACTGCAGGTACCGGAATTACAGGAAGAGTTTAATATCCCCAAACCACCAAAATTTAGTACGTTAGCAAGAGTTATAAGTGATTCACCTTTTATATTAGAGGTTAAAACAGAGGGTGGTGATACGTCATTTACAATTCAATTCGATGAAAAAGAAGTGGTCACCAATTTACCTGGTACTAAAAAAAGTATCAGAGCTTTAAAAGCTGAATCTGGAAGTAATAAAGGTAAATTTTATAATGTTATTCTAAGTAGTGATTTATTGGGTGTTATGAAAAAAGGTTCTGATGATGAAAATGGTAAAGAAGAAAAAGATGTTGATAAAGAAAAAGAGGGAAAAGGTGGAGGGAAGGTTAACAAAGAAACTCTTTTCAATGATTTAAACGGGTTTTTTAAATTTGTTGTTAACAATAAAAAATTTTTAGCAACCAAACCGAATCCTGGTAAAACACAAGAAAATATTTTTAATGAAATAGAAGAATTACTTTTAGAAGTGGATGTTAATCCCACAGAAGAGAAGACTGACGATTCCAAAGGTTATGAAGGCAGAATTTATATCAAAGATATTACTTTAGGACCTAAAGCAAAAGCACGAAGAGCTGGAGATATCCAAAATTATGGCAGTAAAAAAGGTGGTGATTCAACTAAATGGAATGGACTAATAAACACTTTACCTGAAAATGGTTTACTAGCTAATGTAAAATTAGAGTTAAATGATTCTGGTTTAGATCCTGAACAACAGTCGGTTTTTAATGAAATAAAAAATATTATCGGAGGCACAAGTTACAATGGAGAAACAAAAATCAGAAAAAGTAAAAAAATTACTGATAACACAGTTTTTATTGTAGAGTTTAATAATAACGCTCTAGTTTGTAAAATTAACCAAGGTGTTACCCTTAAAAAACGACAAACTATTGATATACAACCCAACGCTGCCGGAGAAGATATTTTTGATAAACCTATAAAAGCTAAAATATTAGTTTCTTAACCATGGCAGATAATTTCGAATCCAATTTAGACGACCAAAGAGAACGTCTCAAGTTACAGAAACAAATTAATGAAGCCGTTAAAGACAACGTTAAAAGTTTCGGTGATTTAGGTAATTACAGTAAAACCATTGTAGATAACTTTAAAGACTTACAAGAAACAAATGTTAGAATTAAAGAGAATCAAAAATTAATTTTACAACTTAAACAATCTGAAAATGAAGAAGATAAAAAACAGGCCGCACTATTAGAACAAGAAAATAGGGAGTTAGAAAAGAAAACAAAACAGATACGAGAAATTAATAAGGAGCTGGCTAAAAAAGCCCCTTTAGCGGCAGGAAAAGCTCTTCTTGGTTTTCTAGGTGACGCAACAACCAAATATTTAGATTTCGACCAAAAAGCTCGTGACGTTGCGGCTCAAATAGGTCTTGGTGGTCAAAGAATGCAAATCATGCGAAATAATGTTATTTCCGCGAGTATTGAAATGCAAAAATACGGTGTTTCCACAACAGAGGCTTTGGAAGCACAACAAGCGTATTCTGACGAACTAGGTCGTGCAGTTATCCTGAGTGACCAGGCCTTAACCAATATGTCAAGAATAGGTAAAGCAACCGGTCTTGGTATGGCAGGTATGGCAGGTTTAACGGCAGAAATGGAGGCTTTTGGTCTTGGTGCTGAACAATCGTCAGAGTTTATTTTTGAAATGTACTCTTCTTCAGCCCAAATGGGTCTTAATTCTACTAAAGTTATTAAAAGTTTTCAACAAAATTTAGGTCTTTTAAATAAATTAAATTTTAAAGCTGGAGTTAAAGGTTTGGAGCAGATGGCAAAATATTCGGAAAAGTTTAAACTTAGTATGCAATCGGTTGCGGCCGTTGCTGATAAAGTTTTCAGACCTGAAGGTGCTATTGAGGCTGCCGCACAGTTACAAGTATTGGGTGGAAGTTTAGCCGCAATGGGTGACCCGTTTCAGTTAATGTATAAAGCCAGAAACGCACCCGAAGAATTAACCAAAGACCTAGCGAAAGCTGCTGCCGCATCAGCTACCTTTAATAAAAAAACAGGTGAGTTTGAGGTTAGTGCATATGAATTGGATAGGTTAAAAGAGGCCGCAAATGCCCTTGGGTTAAGTTATGATGAGTTAGCCCAAACGGCAAAACAAACCGCGAAAATATCTCGTTTTGAAAATATGTTAGGTGGAAAAGGTTTGGACCCTGAACAAAAGGAAGCTCTCGCCATGATGGCTCAGGTTAGTAAAGACGGGACAGCACAAATACAAATGGGTTTCACTCCCGATGGTAAAGCTAATATGAAAGACCTTAAATCTTTAGGTAAGACACAATTGTTAGAAGCTTTAGAACAGAAAAAACAAGCAGAAGAGGCGGCACAACAAGCAACAGGTGTTAAAGAACAATGGGAAAATTTATTCAACCAATTTATATTAGCAACATATCCGTTATTGGAAGAGTTGATGGCCGTTTTTAAACCAGCTGCTGATGGAATTTCCACCAACATGACTAAATTTATTACAGGTTTGTCTGATTTTATTAAGGGTGTTTCACCTTTTTTTGTGATGTTAGGAAACCTTGTTACCAAATTCCCAGAACTTACTATAGGGTTAATTGCTTTCGCTAAAAGTGGATTGGCGAGTGCCGCTTTTTGGGTGGCAAAATCACTTTTCTTAGGAAGAACAATATCAACTTCTATGACCACTGGAGGGGCTACAGCAGCAGGACAAATATCTGCCGCAATGGCAGGAAATCGTGTGGTCGGTGGAGGTATGAATACGGGTTCACAAGCACTTGCTCAAGCGAAAGGTAACGCGGCAATGACCACTGCTACTGGTAACGCAGCAAAAGCTAGTGGTATGGGAAGTCTCATGGGTTCTTTAGGTACTGCAGCAACAATCTTGGCAGTTGGTGCGGCGTTAATGATGGTTGCAAAAGCTTTAGATATTTTTGCTGATGCTTTGATAAAACTACAGACAGTTGATAAAGATTTGTTATATAACGTAGCCGTAGGTTTAGGGGCTTTTGTCGCAATTTTAACTATTTTAGCTATGAGTGGTGTTGGTGAGGTCGCGGCATTAGTTTTACTTGGGTTGGGTGCCGGAATGTTAATGATTGGTGGGGCGGTGTTTTTGGCGGCAACAGGAATGGCAATATTGGTTAATTCTTTCACTAATTTATTTGCGGTTGTCGGTGATAATGGTTCTAGTGCTATGATGGCAGGTGCTGGATTTCTAATGATGGCAGCCGGTATCGGGGTTTTAACACTTTCATTAGTCGCGATGGGTGCGGCATCACTATTAGCGTTACCTGGATTGTTAATATTAGGTGGTGTTACAAGTATGTTAGTCAATACGGCGGAATCTTTAAATGCTGTTGGGGGTTCCAACGGTTTAAAAGAATCTATTAAGGCTATTAACTCAGTTGACCAAGATAAATTAGATGCTTTAAAATCTTTAACCACTTGGATGGCCTTATTAGGTGGAACCACAACAATCAAGTTCGATGAAAGTTTAACGGTAGACGGTGAGATAACAATCAAAGGTGAAGGTTCCTTATCTGGTGTTAAAGACAAACTATTAGCCGAGTCTAACTGGATATCCGAACTTAAAGATGCTATTATTGGCAAAAGTTATTCAGATAGAAATGGTGGCAAAGCCGGTGCTACTAATAAATTTGCTTAAAAGCATTATTTATTATTTAATGCTTTATTAAAATTAATGCTTTATTAAAAACCGGATATGCATTAATATTATATGCAAATTTTTTGAATGTAAATATTTATTAAAAAAAGATTTTTAAAAAATGCCAATAAATCCGTTTAATTATACCATAGATTATTTTGATAGTGTCAACTTAGGTCCTATCACAGACAGTAATTTTTTAAATTATTTAGTTTCACATAATCTTCAAAATATAGAACCTGCAATCGCTAATACATTAGGGATTACAAACCCAGTACAAGCTGGTAGAGGAACCGAGTACGACGTTAGTCAGTCTTCATTCAACATTGTAGATACGCCAGACGTTACAACGGTATCTCAAACACCTTCGGTATACAATAACTTTACAAACCCCTTAGACGACAACTTGGCAAAAAATCCAACGTTGGCAGAATTGGCTAGTTGGTACCCAAATTATTACGGTGTTTTTGATCAAGAGTTTAATGATTATAAAACCCAATACAGTGTTGGGGCAACATTACAGTTAGGATTTGTTGGTAATGTTGAAAAGTGGTTTCAAGACGGATTATCTGTTAATAGAAACGACGAGATTATAAACAACGAAAAGAAAACAAATAAGTATGGCCCCAACTCATTAGTGTCATATGATTCTGATATTCAAGAAGTTTTAGTTAAAGCAAACACAGGGTTAATACAATATAATCCAGGGATTCAAAATGATTTTAGAGATGAAATATTTAACCGAACTCTTGGTGTTGGGATTATTCCTTTTAGTACAATAGGTTCAGGTATTAATTACAAACCTGACGGTGAAAACATATCGGAGTTAGATAGAATTGCTAGAGAAAGAAGAGGTTTTGAGGTTAAAGAAAGGGTTAGAATTAATTTTATTGACGAAACCATTGGAAGTGTAAACTTAAATCCATTAAGTTTATTAACTGGAAACGATTTATTTCAAAGAGACTTTGCAATAACCAGACCAGCACAATTCATTGGAAGAGCTGCACAATTTTTATCCGACTTAGGAGGTTTTAGTTTACCAGTAAGTATTCTACAAGATTTTGATTTTAATTTAAGTATATTCAACAAAGATGGTACTTTAAGTAACCAAGCTGACCCTAATAACTTAAATGAAATAGATATTAAGTCTAGTTTATTGAATAGAACGGGGAAAGCTACCAGAGAAATTTTATTCGATAACATAAAAAATAATAAATACGGTCCTAATTTTGACGAAGATTATGAAGTTAAAAATGAAGGTACTTATTTAACACCACTTCCTGAGACACCTTTAGAAGGTGTGACAGGAGATAAGTATGGTGGTTTTTATGGTAAATACGAACCAATAGGTATTGTTAATAAGTCCGTTTCTTCGGCTATTGGATTAGGTCAAGAATTGGCTATAAATGAGTATACAGTAAATGACAACGAGAAACCAGACACCACATATCTTGGTACACCATCGGAAATAATGGCAAGGTCTGCCAACTATGGGACTGTAAACGAAAAGTTTGATTGGCGAATTAGGAAAGGTGATAATAAATTTACTAAAGGTATTTTACAGTACACGCAAAATTTAGTTAACAAATCTAAATTAGGTGATGCGGCAGGTTATATCGGGTACTTTGATTCCATAGGAAAAACTGGGGCCATAAATGAAACTGGATTTCACCAATCAGGAGTGGAAAGTTCTGATCTTGTTCCTGAAAGACCGTCAAGAGGTAACACAGCAAGAAACTATAATTTTGAAACTGACAGTGGTGGTGACTACTATTGTCGTTCTTGGTCTTCACGTCAAAAATTCCATACTTGGAATAATTTAACAAGGAAGAGTGGTAATTGGTGGCGAGGACAGGAAAGTAATAAAAATATGACCATGAATTGGGGTGACGACCCGAAAGGGACACCGAAGATATCTTTCGATAAGGGAGATCTGGAAATATTAAAAAAATTAAAAAGTGGGACACAGGGTGCGGCAATACCGTATATGTTTTCAATCGAAAACTTAGCCTGGAAAGATGCTCCACAGTACGTTGAACTACCAGAATGTGAAAAGGGACCTAATAGTGGTAGGATTATGTGGTTTCCACCTTACGACATAAGCTTCAGTGAAAACAATAGTGTTAACTGGGAAAGTACTTCTTTTGTTGGTCGTGGAGAAAACATATATACTTATAATAACTCTGAAAGAAGTGGTACCTTAGATTTTACTATTATTGTTGACCATCCTGCTGTTTTAAATCAAATTAGGGATAGATTTAGCAGTGAAATAATTAGTGACGAACCGTATCATTCTTTTTTCGCTGGTTGTGATATCGATACATTAAGAAGTTTAGTAGATAAAGAAGTGTCAAAAACAGAGATAACCTTTAACGAGGATGGCACTTTACAAACAAAACCTTGTGATGTAACACAACCACCGTTTAATAATATTAAAATATATTTTGAAAACTCTAGAAACGTTAGTACAAATGTGGGTAGAGTTGTTGATTTGGATTTGTACGAAGTTGTTTATCCAAACATTTCGTTGGATGGGGTTAACCAAGGTGAATGGCCTAACAACGCTTCTTTATACCCTTGTGGTCCTGCTTCTGCAAACACTTACAGTTATTTAAATTTAGAAACGGTATCACAGGATAAAATAGACCAGTTAGTTTCTTTTTTATTAACCGAAGATGGGAAAAATTATAAAATAAAAATTGTAGCTTACACATCGGTAGATAGCCCAACCTCTACTTATAACCAAGAATTAGCTACCGCTAGAGCTACTAATACTAAAGAGTATTTGTATACTAAATTAATAGCTCTCGAAACCGACCCACCACCATTGTATGGAAACCCAAACTACCCTTCTTACCCAACAGAGAAAGATTTGGTAAATAATCCTGATAGATGGGATGTTAAAGGTGAGGCAAATCCTGGTTCACAAAATTTAACAGGAAATGTTGCTTACGGTAATCCGTGTAATAGTTTAGGTACTAACGATCCAAATTCTAGAGCTTCAAAAGAAGCTAGATATGCAATAATAACTTTAGAAGAAAACAAGGCAATACAAAATAATTTATTACAAGGTATTACAAAGGACAATAAAAAAGTTGCAACAGATAAGTTTCAAAATGAAAGAAACGATTTGGTAAACCAGTTCGCAAAAGAATTTATTACCGAATGTGAATACTTTGAAGCAATAAAAAGAGATCAACCCTTTGTTTATACTTCTTTACAGGAAAAAATAAAAGGATTCCATCCTGCTTTCCACTCAATGACACCTGAAGGTCTTAATAGTAGGTTAACTTTTTTAAACCAGTGTACTAGACAAGGACCACAAATATTAGATTCAACAAAACCACAAAACATGGTTTTTGGTAGACCACCTATTTGTGTATTAAGAATTGGTGATTTTTATAACACCAAAATTGTGGTTGATTCTGTGAATATAAGTTATGATCCATTACAATGGGATTTAAATCCAGAAGGTATTGGTGTACAGCCTATGTTAGCAAAGGTTACTATGAGTTTTAAATTTATTGGTGGTTCTTCATTAGGAGGCCCAATAAAACAATTACAAAACGCGGTTTCATATAATTTTTATGCTAACACTGGAGTTTACCAACCGTGGAAGTATACAGAAGAAATTATAAACCAAAAACAAAGATTTATATATGGGGCATTTATGTCACCTGAAGACGCTGAAACTGCTTACGGAAACATAAATTCTAGTTTAGGTGTTGTACAAGACGTTTCGGTTAAACAAAACTTAGAAAGTGTTAATACAACATCGGTAGGTACTAACACACCCATTTCTAGTACCGCAACAACACAGATTAGTAACTCCCAACCAGCACCACCACCAGTATCTTCTAGTGGCAACCCACCGACAGCAAATGTTAGTACAGATATGGAACGTTTAACTATGTCAGCCGAAAAAGTCGGTCCCGAAATTCAATTAGTTTTTGGCAGAAAAGAATCGTCAGATAGTTCGTCTTTAAATAATGACTATACCATAACTAACGTAAATATATTAGCCCTTAACGATGATAGTAATAGTATTAAAAACATTCCGGTAGGTGAAACAATTCTAGCTTCTTCTTTAATTACTAATATAAGTATATTTCCACCTTCACCTATTAACACTAGTGGTGAACAGTACAGTGTGTATGTGTACTTTAGTAACAATACAGACTCTAAAAACGCTGCTTTAAAAATATAATTAAAATAAAAAATTATGGCAAAACAATATTACGACAGATATCAGCAGTTTAGAAACGATAATCAAGTTAAGGTATTACCTTTTATAAAAATACCAATATCCGACGGTGACATCTTTATTGGGTACACTAGTAGAACCAGGCTTGACATTGTTTCAAATACCTATTATGGTTCACCGTATTACGGTTGGTTAATCATGCAAGCAAACCCAGAATATGGTGGTTTAGAGTTTGATATTCCAGAAGGCAGTACTATTAGAGTACCCTTTCCTTTGATAAGTGCTTTACAAAGTTACCAACAAGAAGTAAAAAATTACAATGTTTTATACAATATTAACAGTTAATGGCATACACACCAACAACATACAGCCCAACAATTTTAAAAACAGAAGGTACTACAACAGAAAGAGGTAGTACTTCGAAACCAACAACAAAAGTTACTTTAATAGACCCAAATCCTGGACAAGAAATTGTACCACACGAGGATTTATTTATTTACGTTAATTTAAAAGCTAACACAAGACCAAAAAGTTTATTAACTCAATACCCCGATAAAAAATATTCAATTTCTAATTTAAACGGTAACACGGTTAGTCTATCTTCACCACAAAATAAAAGTACGACTGTTGATGGGGATATTTTATTTAAAACCAAACCTAATTTAACAACTGATTGGACTGAGATTGGTGGGTTTAAAAGTGCTTTTGGGGAAACAGGGACTGATTACGAAGGCTTTGGGATTACAAGTATTGATATTAATATTAAAAGTCAGGTGTCACCCACCGTCACAATTGATTTTGTAGATGTTCGTGGAGCGACACTCTTTGAACAAGGTTCTTGTTCACCATATGGTTTTTTCTTTCAATTACCGTATCCAGTTTTTGAGTTAACGGTTAAAGGTTATTATGGTAAGGCCGCAACATATTACTTAAACTTGGTTAAATTTAATACTAAATTTAATTCTGAAACTGGTAATATGGAATGTAGAGCAGAATTTATTGGGTATTCTTTTGCCTTTCTGTCAGATATATTCATGGGGTATGTTATGGCAGCTTCTTTATTACCAAACAATTATGGATTTAAAGATACATTAGAAAAGATCTATGACAAAACAAATAAATTTTATAAAGAAAATGTTGCGGGAAATGATTATGATGAGACTTATTTTTGCAGTGGGCCAAACGGGTGTATCACCGTTTTACAACTACTAAAAGGATTAAATTCATTTGAAAAGGTAGATAAACAAAAAATTATTGACTCACCAGAGTATCAAGAGTTGGTTCAACTAAAGGAGGTGGCTAAATTATATAATGAGTATAGAAGTACCGTAGAAGAAGTTGTAAAAACTAACACAAAAGGAACCCTTGGTCTTACAAACTCCATACACCCCTCGGTTAAAGGAAGAAAATTAACGATTATTTATGGTAACTCAGAAACCGGTCGTAAAACCGTTGAAACAGAAATAAGTACAGGTGGCAGTTTAGCGAACGCTTTTAACACAACTGGTGGTTCTTTTTTAAGTAGTATAAAAACTATCCTATCCACTAAAATAGGTAACAGTTACCCATACCAATTAGATGTTAAAAAAATAAGTTGTTTATGTGACCCCCCTAGTCAGTTTCAAGATTCAAACACAACTACTTATAACATATTTAATAGTTCAAAAATAACTGGTAAATCTTGGTATGGACCTCAAAATTTTTGGAGTGATACACAAACTGCGGGATCATCAGTTACATACGGGTATAAACCCTCTAAAAGTTACGACTCTAACCCTGACCAATATTTTGTTGATTTTGGTTATATTTTGGAAGACATTTATTCAGAAATTGAAGGTTTAAATATTAAAATAACTGACAAACAAAAAGTAGTTAACGAACAGATAGATAGGATTATTGAAGAAAAACTAAACTTCAAGCCGACAATTAGAAATGTTTTTACAATCTTATTGTCAAACACCGAGGCTTTTATGGAGGTTTTAAAAACAGTTTCTATTCAAGCTGAAACATACCACAAAACTAACCCACCAGGTGATACAAATGTTGAAACTAATACTACTGCGGACAAAACTGTTTATTCTTGGCCAACTTATAGTGTAAAAAATACTAACCCACCAAGCGAGGAACAAAAATTCCCTGGTAATAATGTTTTATTTCAAAACTGGCCAGAAGTTATTTTTGTGGAGGATTTTTTAAAGGCTTTCTTACAATTACAAAAAGAAATTGACCTATTAAACGTTAATTATGAAGGTAAACCTGGTTATGATAATTTCGCACCAATAAACCCTTTAGAATCACCTGCTTGGTTTCCAAACACACCTAATAAATATTTAGACTTGGTTGGTAACCAAGAAATATTTAAAGTTATTGGTGAACGTTTATTTATCGCTTTAGACCACAGCACTTTTCAACCAATTAGGTTGACCACAGATGCTTTATTAATAGGACAAGGACCAAACAAGGGTATCGGTAAAGGTGATTGGAACCCATTAAAAAAGGATGTCTTTATTGAAAATATCGCACAATTAGATTCTTGGAATTTATTAAATTCTACCACTAATGAAAAACAATTACAAGGGTTATTGAGTAGTTATAATGACGCAACTAGTTTTGTTAACGCGGTTAAAAACGAACTTACAGGGTTAAAGGAACTTACAGGGATAGATATTAAAAAAACAGCTGTTGTTGGGGACGATAATCACGGCTTTAAAACTAATGACAACTATTATAGTTATATGTCGGATAAAGCCAATGGTATATCTATAAAGAACAATGATGATGACCAACCCATTTGGATACACCCGAATCCGTTTAAAATGGAATCAAGTAATTTAATAAAAATAATAAAACAAGAAGACACTACAAGTGTACGTGGAGTTAATTTAACTAACGAGAAATTTAAAACTTTTTTAAATGATACCTATGTAAAAGCTTTAGAAAAAAGTGTTAAAGATATTGATTTTAAAACCACAGAATACAACCCCGATTTAACTTATTCCGTTATTGACCCAAATCAACAACTGGTTTCTTTTGATAAACCACAATTGTATACGACATTAGCAATGTGTTTTGATGGGTCGGATGATGCAGATACTTGGTGGACCAATAAGGCAGATGTTACAACACAAACAGAAAACTCAATAGGTGGTGGCATTGTTTCTAACATGGGTATGTTAACATTTTGGGACACTGCTGAGGGTGGTTATGTTCACGGAGTTAACTTAGTAAAATATCAAAACGTAAACACTTTTTCTGGGATTTCAATCGATAACACAAAAAAGGATCCAATATCGGTATTTAGGGATTTTATTTATTCACCGTTAATAACAACCCCAATGTGGTTAGACAATGTTATAGAGTTTAGAAAAAAAGTTAAACCGGGTAGTAACACTAATTACACAACAGAACACCAAAATAGAAATTTAGCTTATCTTTTTCTTCATACACTAAAACCAACACCTTTTGTCCAAAGAATTATATCTGATGATGGTGATCTTTTTTATGTGGATGAGGATGGTGATACAGAACCAGAAAAATATGGCCCAAGTTTAATATGGTCACATAGAGCCTTTAACACAATTGGTGGTATAGCAAAAGTACCAAAAGCTTGGTTATTAACTTTAGGTGCGCAACTTTGGCGTTGGCGAGAGTTTACGGGGAAAAAAACCGATGGGGGCTGGAGAAAACCATTAATATGTGAAGGATGTTCTCAAAATACCTCAACAGACCGACCAGTAGGTAATGATCCTTTAATACAGCCGGGATATGATATGTCGGGTATTAAGGATAGATATTATTTGGAGGACAATTCCCCAATAAAGAAACTTAGGAATGATGTAAAATCTTATTTATTAGGAATATACGGTGGGGTTCCCGGTGTTAATTACAATAACAACACCATACCAACAGTTTTTGGGTATAACTATCAAAATAGAATAGGCCCAAACGCAGCGATTAACGGTGGTGAAGATTATTTGGCTTTTTATTATTTTAACCTTTACAAAGACCAAGTGGGTGAGATAAGCAATAGACTTGGTCCAGTACCAAACGAAGGGGCTAACATTAAATATAGTTGGCCACAAGTTTATATTGCACCACATCATATACCTTATGTTTTACCCGATAAATTTAATGATGGTAGAAATGGAGAAGGGGCTGATTTTATTTTTATAACGGACGACTACATCGGCAGACAAGATTACCAAACAATAATGCCAAACAAAATGGATGGTGTGTCATATAACGAAAAAAATAATTCCGACGAACTAGGACATACCCATAGGTCGAAATATGAAGACGGTAATTTAGGGATGATTTTTCAGTACATTCCAGATGGCATTAAAGACGAAATCGTACAAATTTTTGAGGATTGGACAAGTGAGGGGGGTGAATGGGAAAAATTATTACAAATAGTAGACCCAGTTAATTTCACCCCAAAAGGTTCTTTATTAGATTCTTATAGTTATAGAAAAGGTGAGAAAAGTCCTGCTGAGGCAATAAAACGTTCATCAAACCCAGAGAATAATGTTATCATTACACTAAACCCAAACGAAACTTTATTAAGGTTACTAACAGACCAATATTGGATTTTAAATTCAACACCAAAAATTTGGTATGGTTATCAAAATGAAACTAACAATAACCCAACTAAAAGTAATCAATTTTACGAAGATGGGTTTGTTGTTTCTGAAAAACAATTTAATACTTATTTAACAAGTTTTTTTAATACATATAGACTTAATTTACCGACAAGACTTCAAGAATTAAAAGATGAGAAAAAAGATAAATCAGGTAACGGATCACCTATAGACGATGAAGATTTAAAATTATCGTTGTATAGGTCATTTAAATCTTTAAGTGAAAAATGGATTCAAAGAACATCTAATAACGATTTATTTTTTAATGTTGGTGGTACCGATGGTAAGACGTGTAAAAATGGTGCGTCTAAAAAATCAACACTAGCATCACATTTTACTTATGTAAATCGTGTTTGGGGGGATATTGGTGATAAATCTTATATTGATATCACAAAACTAAACGAACTTAAAGACAATAAAAAAATATCCTTATATCAGATTATAACAGATATATTGAGTGACAATGAATATTTGTTTTTTGCGTTACCATCCTATATAAATCTAACAGGACAAGGAATGAAGGAGGAAGATTTAAAAGATATGTTTAGACCAATTTTAGATATTTCAGATTCTAGTTGTGGACCACTTTTTGTTTCAATGTATGTTGGTGGTGTCTCTAGAAAATTGGCTCTACAAATAGGTGAAACTAACTGTAAAGTTGATAATGATGAGGTAAAAGAGGTTTTAAAAAATGTTAACGATGACGGTTTTAGTTTGACGGATATAGATCAACCAACAGACATGGCTTCAGGTAATTTTACCGCATTTAAAGTTCTATACGGTATTCAAAACCAAAACCATTTTAAAAATATTCAGTTAGACCAATCAGAGTTTACCGAAACAGCAGAATCTTTAAATGTTATTGATAAGTTAGCACAAAACCAAGGTAGTGATAGAACCACAAAAGGTCAAAATTTAAACTCAGCCTATTTAACACGTTCTTATACCTGTACAATAGAATCAATGGGTAATATGATGATTCAGCCGATGACTTATTTTGATTTACAAGGAGTACCTATGTTTAGTGGGGCTTATTTAATAACCGAAGTTAGTCATAGTGTAAAACCAAATAATGTTTCGACAACATTTAAAGGTGTTAGACAACCAAGAACAATTGTTCCTTTAGTAACTAGTGCGTCAATTGCAATGAATTTAACTTTTGATGAAAATGCTACAGGTACCGGAACAGGGACATCGTTAAGGTCGATAAATAGAAACACACAATTATTTAATTTAGACTGGAAAGATCAAATAAAAACAAATATCACACCTAAAATAACATCTACTAGTACTAAAGAGGACACAATAAAAGTGATACAAACCGGTGTAGAGGGTGGATACTATCACCCAGTACATTGGTATAATCCAAAGTTGGGTAATCAAGGTACACAAAAAGGTTATGGGCTTCTTGACAAGAGTGGTGAAACTATGTTTGGTGAAGATAGAGCAGCTGGACAAACAGAAAATTCATCGAAAGGGGTAGAATTATGGGCTTTAGTAGATAAGTCAAGTGGTTACGGAAATTACGGAACGTTATCAACAACATTACCAACTGCCGGTGCAACTTCTACTAAAAACTACAGTAGAACCCATACTACAACAGAAACCAAAAATAATGGTAAAGTTATTTACGAAGGTTGGGATCTCAAGATTTTACAAAGTCTTCTTAATGTTAATGGTTGGACATATGGTTACGTACCCCCAGGTGCCGATGGTGAAAAATTAAAAAAGTTAAGTGCTGGAATAGCGGTTGATGCGACAGATGAACTTTTAAAGACATATTTTAAAAATTCTCCTAAGTTAAAAGGTATAATAGAAAATGATCAAAGGTTATATTTTTCTTTTGTAAGATCTCGTTATAATGGACCGAAATTTTTTCAATACCACTCAATAAATCTAATAGAAGTTTATGACAAAAATCCTAATTTCACAAATGATGATTTATTATTAGCTAATTTAGATTATAAGTGGCTCTATGCTCAAGGGTTAAATAGGAATAGTTCTGAAATAATTGGAAGGGATGTTTTAAAAATTGCAGAAATAGTAGGGGTAAAACCACCTAACAAAAATGTGGTGGTTTAATAACCTACCTATTTCCACAATAAGGACCTAAACCAGACTCAACAGATTCGGGGGTTGTTAATTTTTTACCACATCTCCCACATTTACCTGAGTGATAAACCTTAATAGTGGTATAAGCATTTGGATTTTTAAGAAAAGAATTAAAAAACCAACTAGCAACCTTATTGGAATTAGCGTCAAGAGTTATTTTACTTTTAACAGAATGTCTGTAAGCCTCATTTTTACCACCAAAGAAGGTACCTAAAAAGGTATAAGCAGAATTATTATCTTGCCCAGTTAAAACCGAAACGTAAAAAATATCGGAAGCTACTTTAGGTTCAGGTTTTTTGTAATTGGCGTTTCTAATTTTAAACGTAAAACGATTACCTGTAACCTCATTAAGAACTGTGAATGTTGCGTTACCCGCAAAAATAAATTTCCTAAGATTACTGTTTTGAAGTTTGTGGGTTTCTTTTTCCATTTTTATTTCTTATCTTTTGTGAATACAAATATAAGAAATAAAATTTAAATGGCGATAATTACTGTTGGAAATATTGTGACCGAAGATGGTATAACCAGTATTCCGAATAATTTTAATGTTATTAATTTTGAAAGTTATGAAAAAGAACTTTCAGCACCAACCTTATTTGTTGGGTGGGAAAACACTAAAAAAATACTACCACAAAGTTCCATTTTAAATAAAAAAATTGATGACAATCTTTACTGGACTTTTTCACCAACAGAAAAACGAACCATTTTTGAAAACGATTTAAAAAGTTTTATTCAAAAATCATATCACGATTATACAAAAAACATCCCTTATTACGCTTTAGACCCTATTATTTTAAGAATCAAAACCACCGAGGAGCTGATTCAAAAATTACAAAAATTTACGGAAAGCTTTACATATTTATATGGTAATAGAATTGTTTATATTTACCACAATTCTAGCATAATATCATTAGATTTAGAACTCTTAAAGTTTATATCTTTTGACAGTAATGAGGTATTGGAGTATTTAAAAAAAGAAACTAAATTTTTTGAAAACAAAGAAAAAGAATTTAAAACCGAACTTAAATATTTTGATATTAAATACATTCCATATTTAATATATAACGATGCAACAAAAAACCCTGCTTTTAGCGTCCTTCATTAGTGAAAATGAAATCCCTAATTTTTTAGAGAAGATACAAAAAAATTTTAACGTCAAAAAAGAAAGTATTTTCTTTTTTAAAACCGAGAATGCTGAAACATTTTTAACCTACAAAATTTATATTGATTTTGAAAGAAGGATAAATTTTAAAAAAGAATTACCAAAAACAATCCAAATACATAAAAAATTAAATACATTTTTCACAATTAATGCGTTAAACAAATTAGTCGAATTTAAAAGTGGCTTGGCAGGTAATGTTGAACATAAAGAATATAAAATCGATTGGCAAGAATTCGACAATAAAATCATTTTAATAAAAAATGAAAATTTAGAAATTATACCCATAGAAAGATTTTTTATAAAATGGTGATATTTATAAAATAAAAGATCATGATGGACAATAAAAAACAACAAGAAACTGAACTTCAAACAAAACTGAATTCTTTCTTAAAGAAAAACAAATCTCAAGAGTGTTTCGGGGAAGAATGTGAAATAAAAAACCCTGAAGAGATTGTTAAAAGAGAACATAAAAAAATAATTACCAGTGATGGTAGACAATTATTAAGTGAATATACAAACTAATCATGGCAAACTTAAACGAAGATTTAAAAAGATATAAACAATTATTGGGGTATGATCCAAAAATTGGTGGGCAATCAATTACCGAAAAAAGATATCACACATATAGTGATGATACTGATTATGCTGAAGGTGAAGAAGAAACTGAGGAAACTGAAACCGAAGGCTTTGGTGAAGAAGGTACTGAGGAAACCGAAGGGGCGGATAATGCTGATTTTGATTTTGGTGGAGAAGAGGGTGAAGAAGAAACCGAAGAAACCGAAGAAGTAGAGGATGAAGGTGATGAGTTTGGTACCGCAGATGAATTTAGTGCCGCAGACGAATTAGAACCAGAGAGTGATGAAACCGAAGAAATAGACGTTACTGATATAGTTAAAAGAGCTGATGACGCTAAAGGTTCGGCTGAAAGAGCTGTAACAGCGGCTGAACAAGGAAAAAACATGATTCAAGACTTAATGTCGAAATTTGATTCTTTACAACAATCACTTTCAAAAATAGATATGGTCGCAAACGAATTAAACATTATTAAATCAGATTTACAGTCACAAAAACCAAAACAAAAAATGGAATTACGTTCCTTAGACTCTTATCCTTTTAATGTTAAATTAACTGACTATTGGGATGATGAAAAATTAAAAGATAATTATGAAATAACTTCTGGAAAACCAGACGGCAAATCCGCAGATGGAAGTGTTAAAGTTTGGAAGTTAGACCCAGAAGATGTCAAGGATTATAGTGCAACAGATATTAAAAAATCTTTTGTTCCTGAGTCAAGGTCAAAAAAGAGAAGAATTTAGTTATAAAAATAAAAAAACAAAGAAAGGGGTGATGAACCCCTTTTTTTATTGACAATAAAATATTTTGAATTATAATTGTAATAAGTAATTTAATGTTTAACAATTTAAAAAAAGTAAAATGAGTAATGACGTTTTAGGGGCAATAATGTCCCAGTATGAAAAAAACAAAAGCACCTCTACTGGAAAATTTACTGAACCAGATTTTTCCAAGTATTTTAATCCTCGTTTGGAAGAAGGTGAAAAAAACGGCGAAGTAACTATTCGTCTTATGCCTTCCAAAACAAAAGGTGGTTCACCGTTTGAGGAAGGGCATTTCCATGTTGTACAGGTTAACGGTCAATGGAGAAAACTTTATTGTAGACAACACAATGACGGTGAAACTTGCCCATTGTGTGAGGTTGAAAAAGCCTTAAAATCTACAGGTAATGAAGAGGATAAGAAGTTAGCCAAAACTTATCAAGCTTCTAAGTTCTATATGGCTCGTGTTATTGACAGAGCTAAAGAAGAAGACGGAATTAAAATTTGGCGTTTTAAACACAACTACAAAGGTGAGGGTGAACTTGACAAGATGATTCCGTTGTTCACTAAAAAAGGTGATATCTCTGATCCAAGAGAAGGTCGTGATTTGGTTATCATGTTAGGTCGTGGTGATAAAAACAATACCAAAATCACTTCAATTATGGCAGAAGACCCTTCAATGTTAACAAGTGATAAAACCAAAGCAAATGCTTGGGTGAAAGATGAGTCTACATGGAAAACTGTTTATAAAGCATCACCAATAGATTATCTTGAAATTATCGCAAACGGTGATACACCAGTATGGGATAAAAGATTAGAAAAGTTTGTTCCAAAGGGTGATGAAACGGTTAAAAAAGAAACAACCACAACTAGTACAAAATATGTCGCACCTGCAGTTGATGAAGATACTGATATGGGTGATGACGATCAGTTGCCGTTTTAATATTTAAATTATGTCAGAAAAAGTAGATAAAGCTGAAAAAGCTGAGAAAGTAGAAAAGACCGAGAAAGTAGAGAAAAAGAAATCTATTGGTAAAAAAGAGTTTTCGATTGATACTTTGAAAAATAAGTTCAGTGCTAAAACAAAATATAAAGAAACCCAATATTTTGATTGTGGGGAAGCTTTTCATAAAGCTTGTGGTCTTCCAGGACCAGTAACTTGTGGGATTTCAATGTTCTTAGGACATAGTAACTCTTCCAAAACAACTGCTTTAATTAAAGCAGCGGCTGACGCACAAAAAAAGGGACAACTCCCTGTTTTCATAATTACCGAAAGAAAGTGGTCTTTTGACCACGCAAAAGAGTTAGGATTTCAGTGTGAAAAAAACGCTGATGGAGAATGGGAAGGTTTTTTCTTTTTTCGTGATGATTTTGATTATATCGAACAAATCACTGATTATATGAACGAACTTTTGACTCTTCAGGAAAAGGGTGAACTACCACATAGTTTGGCTTTCTTCTGGGATTCAGTTGGTTCTGTACCTTGTAAAATGACTTTTGAAGGCAAGGGTGGTAAGATGCATAACGCATCAGCTCTCGCTGATAAAATTGGATTAGGTATAAGTGGTCGTATTGCAAAATCAAAAAAAGAAGATTACCCATATGAAAATAGCTTGGTTATTGTAAACCAACCGTGGGTTGACTTACCTGACAATCCTTTTGGACAACCAGAAATTAAGGCAAAAGGTGGTGAGGCCATTTGGTTAGCATCGACTTTGGTTTTCTTATTTGGTAACCAAAAGAAATCTGGTATCTCACATATTATGGCAACCAAAGACAAAAGAAAAATTGGTTTCGGTATTAGAACTAAAGTATCGGTTCTTAAAAACCACGTCAATGGCTTAGGATATAAAGACGGTAGGATAGTTGCCGTACCACACGGATACATTGAAGATACACCAGAAGCGGTTGATTTATACAAAAAACAATACTCTGATTTTTGGAAAGAAAAGTTAGGTATATCTGGTGGAGCGGATTTTTCTTTGGAAGAAGAAGAAGGAAACGATTTTCAAATATTTGGAGGAACTGAATAGTGATAAATTGGGGTCAATATAAAGCGGTTGTTGCGGGTATTACATCATCAGAGATGGAATCTATCTTACATGATATGGTTAGAAGTTACCTTCATGATCACGCAACAACCATTGAAATATCCGAATTAAAACACCTAGGTATATTACTACCAAACGAAGAAGAAAAACAAATTGTCAAACCATTTAATTTCATGGAGAATGACAGGTCTCAAGAAGGTTAGAAAAAAAGAAAACACCAAAACATTACTTATTGACGGCAACGTTTTAATGAAACGTTCTTATAACGGAGCCAAAAATTTATTCTATAAGGAAACCCATATAGGTGGTATCTATCAGTTTTATGCAACACTTAGAAAGTTAATTGTTGAACTTGCTGTTGATAAAGTTATCATTACATGGGATGGTGAAAGAAACGGGTATTTAAGATTAAATTATTACCCTGAATACAAAAACAATCGACCAACCTTTTTTGATCAAAACTATGAAATACAAAAATTAAGAGTTAAAGCTTACGCCGAAGATTTGTTTCTTCGACAATACGAAAATCCAGATTGTGAATCTGATGATTTATTGGCCTACTATTCTCTTAATAAAAAACAAAATGAGGATGTTATCATATACACAAATGATAGAGACCTATGTCAGTTAATCACTGAAGAGGTAAACCTTTATTTAGCGGATAAAAAAATACTACTTGGAATTGGTAATTATAATTGGTATTTTAAACATCATTATGAAAATGCTGCATTAGTAAAAATCATCGAAGGATGTGTAACCGATAATATAAAAGGCATTGAAGGTGTAACCGAAACAACACTCATAAATTATTTTCCTGAAATTAAAGAACGAAAAGTAACTTTAGAAGAGATTATTGAAAGAACAAAGGGTTTGAAAGAAGAAAAAAAATTAAAGATATTTGATGCTATAATAGAAGGAAAAACTAAAGGAAAACATAAAGGTAATGTTTACGAGATTAATAAAACAATTATTGACTTACATCAACCCCTTTTAACTGATGAAGCAAAAGAAGAAGTTTTAAATCTGGTAAATTTACCTTTAAATCCTGAAGGACGTAATCATAAAAATGTTTTAAAAATGATGTTTGAAGACGGTATTATGTATACTATACCTGGTGGTGAAAATGGGTACTTAAGTTTTTTAGAACCGTTCATTAAATTATCCAAGAAAGAAAGAACAAATTATAAAAACTCAAAATCATGATGAAATATTAAAATTGTTTCATCACAAAAACCTACAATCCTTATGTAGTAAAACAAACAGGAATTTAAAAAAATACTAATATCTTAAATTAAAATTATGAAAAAATTTGAATTTTTACTTAAAATTAACGGGAACATCATCTGCCAACGTTATTTCGCTGTCAGAAATTTTAGCCCAAAGTCAGTCCAATCTTTGGATATACTTTACTGTGTTTCTGATTGTGTCTCTATGATTCAAGAAAGAATGGTGGAGAAATCCGTTGATTATATCTGGAACCAGTTTAACCCATACGACACTCAAACTTTAGAACAAATAAATAGAACCCCTATTTTTGAAAAAGAAGACATCTTTGATTTTGAAATTAGAATCGATGAAAGAGTTATTGCAGCTAAAAGATTTACAGGTAATGTTTACCCCCAGAGAGTAAGATACAGTGTTGATATTCGAGACATTATTCCTAATATTATTTATTCAATACAGGAAACGTTATCGCAAGAATATTTTTCTGTGGAAAACTAAAGAACAAAACTTTCTTGAATATTTATTAAAAACGATAAAAAAATAAATGACTAAAAATGTTACTTTAGGATACCTTGGTTACAAGTTTCAAATGGAATTAATAAACCAAATCCTACATCCCGCAAATAAAAAGTTTTCTGATAGAATCATTGATATTGTTCACGCAAAGTATTTTGATAATGAATATTTTCGTCTTATCATGGCTCAACTTAAAGATTACTATGAGAAATATGAAAAAGTTCCAGCAAATGAAACTTTAGAAACCATAGTAAGAATGGAGGTAAAGGATAAAATCACCCAGGACTATGTTTTTGAAATGTTAAAAGAAATCAATAATCTTGCGGTAGAAGACTGGGAATTTGTTCAACAAAAGGCATTAAATTTTTGTCGACAACAAGAGCTTAAGAAAGCGAATGAAAAAATTAACAAAATTATCGATAACGGTGATTTTGAAAGTTATGAAAAGTGTGCAGAAATTTTAAGAGACGCACTTTCTGTTGGTTCTGAAAAAGATGATGGAACATCTATAAGTGAAAATATTGAAGCAGTTTTAGAAAAGGATTTTAGACATCCAATTCCTACGGGAATAAATGGTATTGACGAACTGACCGATGGTGGGTTATCAAGAGGCGAACTTGGTGTTGTCTTGGCCCCATACGGTACAGGAAAAACTACCGTATTAACAAAAATGGCAAATACGGCTTACAATGAAGGTTATAATGTTTTACAAATTGTTTTTGAAGATATGCCAGATGTTATTAAAAGAAAACATTTGGCATGTTGGTCTGGAATTGAATTAAATGAATTGTCTGAAAGAAAAGAAGAAGTTTTACAAAAACACAAAGAAGTTACTTTAAACAAAACAAACGATTTAAAAATCAAAAAGTTTTCTTCTGAGGGTGTAACAATTCAGGCCATAAAATCATTTATTAGACACGAAATATCAAAAGGGTTCAAACCAGATTTAATTGTTTTAGATTATATAGATTGTGTCGAGTCATCTAAAATTTATTCCGACGAATGGTCAGGTGAAGGTAATGTCATGAGAGGGTTTGAGTCAATGTTAAGTGAGTTCGGACTTGTTGGTTGGACTGCGGTTCAAGGAAACCGGTGTATCTTTCTTCGTGAAAAAGTTGAGACTAAAAATAGAGGGGTAATAGAGATCGGTACAATAAATGAAGGAGATGAAATTTTAACACATGATGGGTTTAAGAGGGTAACTAAAGTATTCCCAATCGAAAAACAACCAGTTTATGAGATAAAAACAAAATCCGGTAAAACGATAAAAGTTTCTGCCAAACATGAATTTCCGGTTAAATATGGAAAATTAAAATCTATATCCAATGGATTAAAAGTAGGTGATTTATTACTCACAAAAAAATGAAAATTTTTGAACATTGGCATGATATGGAAGAAACTAAAATTTTAGATAATAAAAAAGATGACTTTTTAATGGAAAATGGTTATTCTTTATTAAGAATACGAGAATCTGTATATAAGAAAAACCCAGAAATAGTAATAAATGATTGTATAAATTTTTTAAACAAATAAAAAAATGAGAGAACATAATTTAAATTTAGATGATTTCATATTAGATGAGATTGAATCCATTGAGTTAGTTGGTGATATGGACACAATAGACATAAGTGTTGAGGATACACATATGTTTTATGCTAACAACATCTATACACATAATTCATCAATATCGGCAGACGTTGTAACAGGAGACCAAATGGGTGGTTCTATTAAGAAAGCACAAATCGGACATTTTATCATGTCAATCGCTAGAACATTACCACAAAAAGAATCGGGTAAAGCGACAATTGCTGTTTTAAAATCACGTTTCGGTAAAGATGGTGTTATTTTTGATGACTGCACATTTGACAACGGAAAAGTTTATATTGATACTGAAAGTTCACAAACATTCTTGGGTTACGAAAAGAAACAAGATGAAAGAAAAGAAGGTCATGTTCGTGAAAGAATTCAACGAGCAAAAGAGTTACAAAAAGGAAAATAATTACTAAATTTAATAAAAAATAAAAAAATGGAGATTTCAAACAAAATACTCTCGGACTTAACTGTCTATATGAAATACGCAAAATACATCCCAGAGTTAAACAGAAGAGAAACTTGGGAAGAATTGGTGACCAGAAATAAAGAGATGCACCAAAAAAAATATCCACAACTAAAAGAAGATATTGAAAAAGTCTATAAGTTGGTTTACAACAAAAAAGTTTTACCGTCAATGAGAAGTTTACAGTTCGGTGGTAAACCTGTTGAGATAAGCCCGAACAGAATTTACAATTGTTTTAGTGAAGATACTAAATTTATAACCAGTAAAGGTGTTAAATCTTTTGAAGATTTTGAAGATGGTGATCAAATTACCGTTTTAACACATTTAGGTAATTGGAAAAAAGCTGTAGTTAAAAATTATGGTAAACAAACTTTAAATGAAATAACATTTAATAGGGGTAAAAGTGTTAAAAAAGTTAAAGCAACAAATAATCATAGGTGGATTTTATATGGTGGTGAAGAAACCACTGACTTAACCGTAGGGGGTAAAATATTTAAAACACCAAATTTTGGGTCGTTTGATTATTATGAGGCAACACCTTTTGAAAGGCTTTACTGGTGTTATGGTTATGTTTTTGGTGACGGAACAAATGTTAAAGATAAAAATGGAGATTACAAATACTCTATGGTTAGACTTTGCGGTGACGACAAACAAAAGTATTTAGATAGATTTATCGAAATGGGTTTTGAAAGTTCCGAAAGTTTATCAATAAAAGGTGATTCAATGGTTTACACTGGAAAATATTTAAAACAATTTCCTGATTTAAATGTTGACGATATTAATTTAGTAAAAGCTTTTGTTGATGGTTATTTATGTGCGGATGCCTATAAAAATCCTGACTGGTACCAAAACCAAAAATTATCAAAATACAAATCAATATATGTTTCAGATAAAGTACATCAAAAAGTTGTTGAGGAAGTTTTTGAAACCGTAGGACAATATATTTTAACTGAAAAAAATATAGAAGATTTAACGTCAAATTTAGGTGATGATGTTAAAAGAAATCCAGATAGTAAAAAATATTCTATAAGTTCAAATATTGGTAGTAAACCACAAACCACTTGGGTTGTTACAAACATTGAAAAAAATATTGAAATATCAGAAGTTTGGTGTTTAGAAGTTGAAGATGACCACTCTTTTGTATTGAGTGGTGGTATTGTGACCGGTAATTGTGCATATATGCCAATTGACCATACAGACGCTTTTGCTGAAACCATGTTTCTTTTATTAGGTGGTACCGGTGTTGGGTATTCTGTACAAAAACATCATGTCGATAAGTTACCCGAAATTAAAAAACCAAACCCAAATAGAACTAGAAGATATCTTATCGGTGATTCTATCGAAGGTTGGGCTGACGCCATTAAAATACTAATGGAATCTTATTTTGGTGGCAAATCATCAACACCAATATTTGATTTTTCAGATATTCGCCCAAAAGGAGCTAGATTGGTGACTTCAGGCGGTAAAGCACCAGGACCTCAACCACTTAAAGATTGTTTACACAATATTAAAAAAGTTTTGGACAATAAAGAAGACGGTGAAAAAGTAACACCGATTGAGGTACACGATGTGGTTTGTTATATTGCTGACGCAGTATTAGCAGGTGGTATTCGTAGGGCAGCTTTGATTAGTTTGTTCTCTGCTGATGATGAAGAGATGATTGCTTGTAAGTCTGGTAATTGGTGGGAACAAAACCCACAAAGAGGTAGAGCAAACAATTCAGCAGTATTGGTACGTCATAAGATTACACAAGACTTTTTTAACGACCTTTGGAAACGTATTGAATTAAGTGGGGCTGGAGAACCAGGAATCTATTTAACTAACGATAAAGATTGGGGGACTAATCCTTGTTGTTTTATTGGTGATACTAAAATAGAATGTGGTGGTAATGTTAAAACCATTAGAGATATAGTGGAAATGATTAATAATGGTGAACAGTTGGAAGTACCTACATTCAACATTGAAACAGGTGTAATCGAAAATAAAAAAGTTATTGCTGGACAACTAACTAAAAAAGATAGCCCAGTTATTAGATTAACCGTAGATGTTGATGGTGTTGAAAAACAAATAACTTGTACTGATGATCACAGATTTTACACAATTAATAGAGGTTGGGTTGAAGCTAAAGATTTAACAGAAGAGGATGACATACAAGAAATGAAATAACAAAATTCGTTATCTTTTTACCTACCTCCCGTATATTTATATAATAAAACAATATGGGAGGTAAAGTAAAAAAAGGTAGTGTTAAAAATAGGGGTTACATTGGATACCATGAAACGTGGGATAATAAAAAGATCTTTTTAAGAAGTAAGGCTGAATTTATTGTAGCAAGGA